CCTTTATATAAACAAGCATCTGAATTACCTAATGTAAATTATATTGGCTACAAACCCAATGATTATATTTTAAAAAATTTAAATAATTATAATTTGTATGTATATCCAAGTATCTTTGAAGAAACTTCTTGTATATCTGCAATAGAAAGTATGTCTGCTGGTTTATATACGATTGTTACTAACTATGGAGCTTTGTATGAAACTTGCGCTGAGTTTCCAATGTATATAACGTACACTAAAGATCTTGAAATATTATCTCAAACATTTGCTGTTGCTATTGATATGGCTGCAGAAACTTTACATGAAAAGACTATTCAAGATAGTTTAGATCTACAACAAACTTATTATCAAAAATATTATAACTGGAATAAAAGAGCAATGGAATGGAATAATTTTTTACAAGGCGTCCTTAATGCAAAAAAGTAAAAATTGGTCAAATGAAGACACTTATCAAACTATAAAAGAAGTTAACGTGAATCCACAAGATCCCTCAAAACCTATTTGGTTTAATAAAGAAATCCAGAAAGAGGATAACAAACAAATTAGACTTTGTGTAGGAACACCAGTACATTCCGAAGTATCTATTCATTACACTCAATGCTTATTAGAAATTCAAAAAGATTTTATGAAAAAAGGTAATAGTGTATCTTTTTTAATGCATAAATCTTCTTTAATTACACAAGGTAGAAATTTAACAGTAGCTTCTTTTTTAGAAACTGATGCTGATTATTTATTGTTTTTAGATTCAGATATTGCTGTGGGAACCCATGTCATTGAAAAAATGATTAATTCAAACAAAGAAGTGATCTGTGTCCCGTACCCCTTAAAAAGTATTCAATGGATGAAGTTAAAAGAACGTTTTGAAAGAGGATTAATTAAAACAGAAGAAGACATGGAAACTGGAGGTTGTACTTACCCAGTGCGGTTAGAGGATGCCAGTAATATTGTAATGGATAAAGGTATTATAGAAATTACTCATGCTCCAGCAGGTTGTTTATTAATTAAACGATCCGTTTTTGATAAATTAATTAAAACCTTTCCTGATCGTAAAATTAAACAAAAATCAGTGATCAATGGCCAGTACGAAGAAAAGAAATATTATTACAATTTTTTTGATACGATTCACGATAAAGAAACTCAAACTTACATGGGTGAAGATTTTGGTTTTTGTAAATTATGGAAAGAGGTTGGCGGAAAGATCTTTGCCGTAGTGGATGAATATATTATGCATGTTGGTGAACATCAATATATTGGTCGATACATGGATGAGTTTATTAAACATGACTAAATTATACGTCACTTCACCAACAACCGGTCAAGTAGATATTCATTACATGCGGTCTATATTTTTATTACAAGCAGAATGTAATAAAAGAAAAATAGCAATTACTTTACATTTACATAAAAGTTCGATTGTAACCTTTGGTCGAAATGCATGTACTGCAGCTTTCTTACATTCAAATTGTACTCATATGTTATTTGTTGATACAGATATTCAATTTAATGAACAAGATATATTCAAAATGATTGAAGCCGATGAAGAAATAACTTTAATTCCTTATCCTATGAAATGGATTGATTGGAAAAAAGCGGATGAATTATTCAAAAACCATCGAGTACCAGTCAATAAAGGTGGGTTTCATTTTCCAATTAAAGTTATAAATCAAGATGACTTTCAATCGGTGAACGGGTGGATGGAGATTGAAAGAGGTCCTGCGGGATGCATGTTAATTAAAAGAGAAGCGATTGAACGCATGATTAAATTTTATCCTGAATTAAAAGTAAGACAAAATCACTTAATTAATGAAACAGTTAAAAATTCTGAACATTCTTATAATTTTTGGGATACTCAGTTTATCAAAGAAACCGGTCAAATAATAGGGGAAGATTTTGCTTTCTGTGACCGTTATAGGAAGGCTGGTGGACGTATATTTGCTCTTATAAACTCTGAAATAACCCACCATGGCAACTATCCTTTTCGAGCCAAGTTCATTGACGAATGCATGAAAATTGAGTAAATTTACTCTTATACGTATTTTAAAACAGGAGTTATAATAATATGGATCCATTAACAGCCGCATTAATTGCTGGCGGTATTAACGCATTACAAGGTAAAAGAGGTTCTGACCTTTTAAAATCTACAGTTCGAGACGCTGCATTGACTTATGGGATAGGTCAATTTGCAGGAGGTATGGGTGCAGCTAAAGATGCAACTAAAGCAACTGAAGTTGCTAGAACAGTTGGAACATCAGGAGTGCCAGGAGGCGGAGATCCTTCTATGTTTTTTAAAGCAACTCAACAACCAACATCGTTTTTAGATAAAACAAAAGCAGGTTTAGAAACTTTTACCGATGTATTTAGATCAGGAACTGGAGCAGATAGACAAATAGATAAATTTAAAGTAGGCCTTGGTGCTGGTGCATTAGGTGCAGGCTTGTATGCAGCGGGAGCATTTGATCCACAAGATCCAAAAGATCCAAGAATTCCAGGAGCTAATTTAATTTATTATTCACAACCAGAAGCGTTTAGAACTTTTGGTGATCAAGAAATAGACCCTTCTAAGTTTCCAGAAAAACCATATGCAAACATGAGATCAGGAGGCATTGCCGCAATTAGAACAAACCAAATGCAACTAAATGAAATTGAAGAAATGAAACAAAGACTACAAGCTTTACAAGAAGCTTATGATCAAGAAATAAGTCAAAGGTCTACTAATGAACCAAGTGATGCTGAAGAACAAACAAGCAAATTTAATCAAGGAGATTTAGTGGATGCTTTACCTAGTAAAACAAATAAAGATGAAAATAACGAAAAGAATTATAAAAGAACTTCTGGTAAAATGGTAGTTGATTCTGCAGGCAAAGGATCTGAAAACAAAGATACTATGCTTGCTCAACTAGCCGATGGCGAATTCGTAACTAAATCAAGCGCAGTACGGGGTGCGGGAATCGCAATGGGTGCGGATCCAAATGATAAAGAACAACAAAGAGAAATGGGTGCTAAATATTTTTATGATCAAATGGCGAAGTTAGATAAATTAGCTAGCATGGGAAGAAGATAATGTATTTAATACAATTTAAACCAGAAGAAATAGATAAAGTATGGCCATTAGTAAAAGACAAAGTACAATCTGCATTAGAAAGAAATCATGAAGGTAAAACATTAATGGACAATCAACATGTAAAAGAAATGTGTAAACAAGGTATTAAACAATTGTGGGTAACTGTTGATAACCAAGACAACTTTAAAGGTGTTTGTATTTCTGAAATAGCACAATATCCGAATTACAATGTAGGGGTGGTTAATATCGCAACTGGAACAGATTTGCCTTTATGGATTGACAAGATTAACGTATTTGAAAAATGGGCTTTTGAAAACTTTGGCTGTAAAAAGTTAGAGGTATACGGGAGACCAGGATGGAAAAAAATGTTAGAGCCTTTAGGTTTTCATTTTAATCATGTACAAATGGATAAATTTATAGGAGGGCACGCATAATGTCAGGAGGAGGAGGTGGAGGCGGAACACCCGCGAACACTACAAACGTACAAACTATTAGAGAAGCACCAGAGATCGAAGCAAGAAGACTTGGATTAATGGACGAAGCAACTCGTGTTGCAAGACAACCATTAAACTTACCTGGATTTCAAACAGCAGGTTTAACACAAGAACAACAAGCAGCTGGAGCTCTTGCAGGTCAAACAGGGGTAGGTATATCCTCTATTACAGGAGCACAAACTGCTGCTGCATTAGATCCTTCATCACAACAGTTTCAACAATATTTAAACCCATATCAATCTTACATTATTGATGAAATCAATCGACAAGCACAAATGGGACAACAACAAACTGCACAAAAAGCAATTCAAGCAGGTGCGTTTGGCGGTGGTCGAGAAGGGATACAGTTAGCAGAACAAGAAAGAGCAAGACTTGGAAAAATAGGAGAATCGCAATATGCTGCCTTTACAGGAGCTTTAGATGCTTTCCAAAGAGGACAACAATTACAAGCACAAACAGGTTTATCAGCAGCGGATGCTTTAATGAGACAACGAGCGCAAGATATTCAAGC